AATAGGTGAGGAATCTAAAGCAGGTAAAGCATTAGCTGTAGGTCAGGCATTAATAAATACTTATAGTGCAGCAACGGCAGCACTAGCACCACCACCTGTGGGAGCAGGTCCTATATTCGGACCAATAGCTGCAGTAGGTGCAGTGGCGGCAGGAATGGCTAATGTAAAAAAGATATTATCAACAAAACTTCCCGGAGCAGATGGTGGAGGAGGAGGAGGAGGAGCTGCACCTGATGTTCCTACACCGGGAGGAATGGGACCTTTGACACCTAATATGGAAGCAATAGACCAACCAACATTAGGGGGTGCTAATGACTCACAACCTGTACAAGCGTATGTAGTAGAAAGCAACATTTCTAACGCTCAAGCATTACAGCAAGAATTAGATACACAAGCTAGTATATAAACAAAATAATCAATTTTATATTTATAGATGTTATGGCAAAAAAGAAAAAACTTATAGAACTAATAATAGACGAAACAGCAGACTACTTTGGGGTTGATGCAATTAGCGTTGTAAAATTCCCTGCAATAGAGGAAAACTTCGTATTCTTCAATAATGACTTTTTATCACTTGCAAAAGTAGATGAAGAGAAAAAACAATTAATTGGAGCAATTCTTATTCCAGATAAAAAAATTCCTAGACTCGACAAGGAAACCAACGAGGAGTACGACGTTTTCTTCACTAAAGAAACTATTAAACAAGCACAGAAGCTGTTTATGTCTAGTTTAAACAACAATAATCACACTTTTGAACATAAAGAGCCTGTACAAGGATTAACTGTCGTAGAGTCTTGGATTAAGGAAGATAAGAAATATGATAAGTCTAATATGTATGGCTTTAAAAATCTACCTTTAGGCACTTGGTTTGTTCAAGTAAGTGCTGAAAATAATCCTGAAATCTGGGAATCAATAAAAAACAAAGAAGTGAGAGGATTTAGTATAGAAGGATATTTTACAGATAAATTAATAGAAGCATCTAAAAGTAAAGATATATTAGATGAGGTTTGTGAAGATTGCCCTGATGAAGTGATGATGGGTAAAATAAAAGATATTATCCTAGAAAATGAATTAAGACCTGTAGGAGCTTTAGATGGTGAGCCTTTATTTAGAACTAGAGAAGAAGCTGAGCTATATGCTGAGATGTTTAAAGGTTGTTCAGGTAGTCACCCACATACCGTAGATGGTGTAAAACTATTTATGCCTTGTGATGACCACGCTAGTGCTACAATGCGAGAAGAACACGCAAAAACAGGAAAGAAGAAAAGAAAGAGAAAATACAAAATGCTAGAATATGTTGCTTATGCTAAAAAGAAAGCGATGCTTAAGTATTCTTGGGATGATTGTATGAGAGATCAAATGAAGCAATATGGCAACAAAGAAACTGCTGCCAAAGTATGTGCTGCCATCAAAAATAGAACAGTAAAACGCTAAAAGAAATAAACAATTTAAACACCTTTATATTTATTAATGTTATGGGAACAATAGAAAAAATTTTAAATATCTTAAAAATGAAAAACGAACCTAAATCTTATAGCGTAAAATTCTACGCTGAAATGAAATTAGAGGATGGTCGTATACTTGCTACAGAAGATGAGCAGTTTATGATCGGCTCTAAAGTTTTTGCTGTCGGTGATGATGGCGAAGCTAGTCCATTAGAAGCAGGAAGCTACACTATGGAAAATGGTAATAAAATGACAATCGGTGAATCATCTGAAATCCTAGACTTAGGAGAAGAGAAAGAAGCTGAAGATGTTGAAGCATCTGAAGAAGAGCTTTCTGAAGAATCTAAAGAGGAAACTACTGAGGAGTCAAAAGAAGAGGAGTTAGCTGAAGAAGCTGATGTTGCTGATTGGAAAGGTATGGAAATAAGAATCAAAAATTTAGAGGATGCTGTAGCTGATTTAAAAGCTGATAAAGTAGAAGCATCTGCTGAGTTATCTGAAGAAAAAGAAGACAAGACAGAAATGTCTAGCGAAGTTATCGGTGAGCTTATGACTCAGATAGAAGAACTCAAAGGAAAAGTAGTTGAATTAAGTGGCGAACCTGCTACGGAAGGTATATCATACAATCCTGAAGGGGAACACTTCAACTCAACTATTGATTTAAAGAAACTGTCTACTAAAGAGAGGGCAGCATATTACATTAACAATAAATAAATAATAAAATGGCAAATAATAAATATAATTTAAGTAAAGATTATCAGTTTGATATTACCGTAACTGATAACACCTATGCAGGTAAATTAGCTTTGCCTTATGTGACTGCTGCAGTCAAATCTCCTGATACGATTGCAAAAGGATATGTAAGACAAATAGACGGTTTAAATAGTAAAGCAGTAATATCTAACTTAGGAGTTTCTGACCCTGTAGTAGCTGCTGCTTGTGCTTTTTCATCAAGTAATGACACATCATTAACTGAGCAAGTTTTAACGCTTACTGATATGAAAGTAAACGAAGAAATTTGTAGAGGAACAATTTTTCCTACTTGGATTGGCGAAAATATGGACAGAAACGGAAACCTACCCGGAACATTCGAAGACTTTTTATTATCAGCAGTTGCAGGAAAAGCAGGTGCACATATTGAAAATATGATATGGAAAGGTTCTTCTCCATTTGGAACAGGTTTCTTATCTAATGATGGTACTCTAGATGAAACAGGTGCAGACGCAAGTCAACTTAAAGATTTTACAGAAGTAGATTTTGCTAACGCTTTAGCTGCTAGTGATATTTTGGATGATATGGCTTCAGTATATGATGCAGCAGTTGGTATTGCAGGTTTGACTTCTAAGCCCGGATTTGGTTTCTATATGAACTCTAAAACTTATGCTTTCTTAATCCAAGCACTAGCTAACGCAGGTTCTAATCAAGGTATCAATAGTTTAGGTGTTGCTCAATCATTTGAAGGCATTACATACTTTGGATTCCCAATTTACGTATGTCCCGGAATGTTTGATGATGTTATCGTTGCAACTTACAAAGAGAACTTAGTATTTGGAACAAACCTAGCTACTGATTGGACAGAAGCAAGAGTGATACCAACTTACCAATTTGATGGTTCTGACAATGTAAGAATTGTAATGAACTTTGCACTTGGTGTTCAATGTGCTGTAGCAGCAGATGGTGTTTACGGTTCAACTGTTTGGACATAATAGATACTTTAAATGGGGAGTTGTAATATACTCCCCTTTTATTTAACTTTTAATAAATAAAATAATATGGCTTGTGATATTACAAGAGGACGATTAATAGACTGTAAAGACAGTATAGGTGGTTTAAAGGCTATCTTTATTGCTAAATCTTATAGTAATAATGTGTCTGCTGCTGCTACTATTAATACTACTGAAATGGCTACTGCAGGTTTTGCAACTTGGAGCTGTTGTGGTGGTACTGTTGAAGTATTTAAGTATGACCTAGTGCCTAATCTATCTAGTATGACTGTAAATGTAAACTCAGACAATGCTAATGGAACAACATTCTTTAATCAAACGCTATCAGTTACTCTACAAAAGATTGACCACGATATGACTAATGAGCTTAGACTTATGGCATATTCGAGAGCTCAAATTTTTGTACAAGATGAAAATGACAATGTATTTTTATTAGGAATTGATGGTGGTTGTCACGTTACAGGTGGTACTGTTATTACAGGAACTGCTAAAGGTGACTTAACAGGATACACTATAGAATGGGGTGCAGAAGAAAGAAATGCTTTAATACAGTTACCTGCAAGTGCTGGAGCTGCTACAGCTAAATTTCCATTTGATGGACTTTCTGATGAAGCTAACCTTACTATTACAGTTGGAACTTAATCGTTACTCTATATAGATAAAGAAAGGGGTTTTTTGCCCCTTTTTTTGTACACTAAAAAACAATAATTAAAAATTTATATTTATAGTAAAATACTATGGCTTGGAAATTAAAAAAAGAGTGGGAAGGTAAAAGCATTGATAACATCAACATCCCACTAGATGACTTAACACAAAAGCAAATAAGTAGACTTAACGAGAGTGTTAGAAATAGTTTGTTTATAGAAGATAAACCTAAAAAGAAAAATAAAATTGGTACAACTGATAAAAAAATCGGATAGTAATACAGTTACATTTAATATAGATATTTGGAACAACTTTGTTAATAAGCAAAACTTATTTACGCCTTTAGTTGTTTTAAAAAGTCAATATACTAAAAAAAGTTATGTATCACTTATAGGTGCTTTTGGTAGTGGTATTGATTGGACTTATAAAGAAAGATATGTTTCTATGCAATTAACAATAGACGAAATTCCTTTACCGACTGTGGGTACAGTTTCTTTTGGCAATAAAAACTATCCTTACGGATTTTATGATATGACTATATATGAAAATAATGCAGATTTAAATACTGATATTGCTAATACTATAAGTATCGCATATCAAGGGATAGCAAATGTTTCAAGTGAAGAAGTACCTGAAGTAAATTATAATAAGTATAGTACTAATGATACAGATAATAAAGCAGTATATATAACAGCAGGGTAATATGTTTCAAGCAACAATATCAAAAAACGAAAGTAACTTTAACAACTTCTTTACAATGGAGTGTGATTTATTTGATAAAATGGATAGTGTAAGTGTGTCACTTGTATCAGGTGAATATGTATTACAATCACCTAATCTCCTTGTACAATTTACTAGTCAAGCAACATCAAAAAGTAAATACGTTTCTTTTTTTAAAATTGGAAATAACAATAGACCAAGATGGACTAGTCCTGAAGATAAATACTTACGCTCTATTCCTATAAAAGTCTTTTATTCTACCGGTGGTGTTTTAACTGAAAATTTACAGATAGCAAATATGAATGTTGGAACAGTAGATTTCCCTTTAGGGTTTTATGATGTAACCATATATACTACTGCCGTCCCTGTGAGTAATGATCCACAATACATAACCTCAACTTTATTTAATGGGGTTTTAAATATGGAAGGATCAACTGCTTCTGATGCAACAAATTTTGAATCAGTACAATACGATAAATATACAGATAACGACACAGACACACAGTCTGTATATATAACTTTTTAGATATGTTTCAATTTAAAGTAAGACAAAATCCTTTAGACTTTCAATTCCAAAATTTGGTGTCAATAGATATATTTGATAAATTTAATGACAAAGCAAACACATTTAGACCCTTGATTAGAATAACAAGTCAATTTACATCTAATACAAAAGTTTATTCATCATCTGCTAACTTTACAAAGAAAGAAAGATATGTGCAACTAGAAACACTATGCACAACCAATTCAGCAGCAGAAAATTTATTACAAGGGGTAATCTATGTTGGTTCTACAGATTTTCCGCTAGGATTTTATGATATAATAGTATATGAAAATACAGCAACAGCAAACCTAGACCCTACAGGATTAAATATAGTCTATTACGGTGTTATGAATTTAAGTGTTGCTGATGGATTATCACATTCATCTAGTGAGCCTGTAGTTTATACCGAATACACAACTAATGACACAGACACCGAAGCTGTATATGTAACATCAACAGGTGCTTATTAAAAATAAAAATTATGAACTTAAATTTAGTTAAATTATCACATTACAACATTCCACACTTAGTGGAGAACCCTAACCAGGATTGGATTAGCTTTGGAGAGGACAATCTATACCCTAATTATATACTAGACTTATTCTTAGGAAGTGCTATCAATGGTGCTTTAGTTAAGTCTATAGGAGCAATGATATATGGTGAAGGATTAGCTGCTACTAATGCAGATGAGAACACAGACACAAAAGAGTCTTATTTACGTTTAACGGAACTATTACACAATTCTGATGATGATGTATTAAAAGACCTTGCAATGGATTTAAAGCTATTTGGTGGTTGTTATGTAAATGTAATATGGTCAAGAGATAGAAGCAAGATTGCTAAGATGGCTCATATACCTGCTCAATATATAAGAAGCGGTAAAATGATTGACGGTGAAATAGACACTTATTACTATAGTGCTAATTGGTCAAAATATAAAAAAGCTGAATATAGACCTAGACCGTATAGGGCTTTTTCAACAGAAGATAGGTCAAGTGCTAGTCAGATATTAATGATTAGAGATAAAAACCCTGCTTTATTTTATGGCTTTGCTCCTGATTATGTTGCTGCTACTGATTGGATTCAAATGGAATTAGAAATTGCTCAGTTTCATTTATCTAACATTACAAGTGGTATGACACCATCTATGCACGTTGGTTTTTCTAACGGTGTACCTACCGAAGAGGAAAGACGTACTATAGAGCGACAATTAAATGCTAAGTTCGCGGGTAGTGGTAATGCAGGAAAGATACTAATAACTTTCAATGATGGAAAAGAAACAGCTCCTGTTATAGAACCTATTCAAATGAATGATGCACAAAGTGCTTGGGAAGGAATGTCTAAACAAGCAGTAAATCAAATTCTTGCAGGACATAGAGTAACTTCACCAATTTTATTTGGAATACGTTCTGAAGGCGGTGGGTTAGGTAATAATGCTGATGAATTACGAGATGCTTACAGTTTATTTAACAATACTGTTGTTATTCCCTTCCAAAACACGCTGTTAAAGGGTTTAGAGAAGATATTTAGAGTTAATGATATAAACCTTGATTTGTACTTTAAATCGCTTAAACCTGCTGATTTCATTGATTTAGAAGTTACCAAGACTCAGAGTGAAGAAGACCAAGAGAAAGAAGGTGTGACAAAAGAAGATATTAATAGTGAAGATTTAAAAGAAGAATTTAAAGATTTGCAAGATATAGATACTAAGCCTACTCAAGGAATGATAGAAGAAGCAGAAAAGGGTTTAGAATGGAGAAGAGAACATGGAAGAGGTGGCACACAAGTTGCAGTAGCAAGAGCAACAAATATCAAAAATGGTGACAACCTTAGTTTTGATACAATTAAAAGAATGAACAGTTTCTTTGCTAGACACGAAGTAGATAAAAAGGCAGAAGGATTTGAAATAGGTGAAGATGGATTCCCTAGTGCAGGTAGAATAGCTTGGGCTTTATGGGGTGGTGATGCAGGACAAAGTTGGGCAAAAAAAAAAGTTAAAGAAATAGAGAACGTAAGAGATGATTTGAGTGATGACCAATTTAATGAGCTATTAGATAATTTAAAAGGAGAAAAAATTGATGAAGATATATGGGAAATTGTAGACGAACAAGACTATGTAGAAGATTATGAAGATTGGGCAGAAACATTAATTGAAGAAAAAAAGAAAGATAAGTTTGCAGATGAGATAGTAAGCAAAGAAGATAAGACTAGTTATTTGGACAAGTCTTATTATAGAGTCAGATTTAAGTATATTAAAAAGAGCAGAAAGCCAAGTAAATCTACTAGGCAATTTTGTAAGAATATGATGAGATTAGCAAGAGCAGGATTTGTATATAGAATAGAAGATATAGATAAAGCTAGCAGAGAAGGTGTAAATAGACAATTGGGGCATAAGGGGCGTCCATACGACCTTTTTCGCTGGAAAGGAGGGGTGTATTGTCGTCACGCCTGGAAGGTAATCTTATATAGATTAAAAGAAGGTACAGAATTAAAAGATGCAGATAGTATGGATGACTATACAAAAACTGATAGTATACCAAAATCGTATACACCAAAACCAAGAGGAATTAAAGATGCAGTAATAGCACCTGAGAATATGCCTAATCAAGGACATTATCCAGGAGTAAAATAAAAGAATAAACTATGGCAATACAACATACACTTTTTATATCAGCTACACGCTTAAAACGTGACACTATCTTGGGCGGTAGCGTTGATGATGATTTAATAATGCCTTATATACTGTTGGCTCAAGATATGAATATATTTCCTATTCTTGGATCAGATTTATATGAAAAGCTAAAAACAGATATTCAAGGCTCAGGACCTGCGGGTGATTATAAAACACTACTAGAAACTTATATCCAACCTGCTTTAGTACAATTTTCACTAGCTACTTTAGCACCATATTTAAGACTACGTTTTAGCAATAATAGCGTTGTAGTAATGGGAGCTACAGAACAAAGTTCTAGTGCTACTTATGATGATATCAAGCCTTTAATGAACACCGCTAAAGATGCAGCCGAGTTCTACAGACAAAGATTGATAGACTATTTAACAGACAAAGGTAGTAGTGCATTCCCTGAATATGATAGTAATAGTGATGCAGGAGAAATGTCACCAACCACAAGAAACTACTATGCAGGGTTGAATCTTGACGTAAATCAACCAATGAGCAATAGATTAAAAAACTATTTACAACTTTCAGGAGTTACTATATATGACTGTTAAAAGACGAACATATCCAAGTAGCTTGGAAAACTTTAAAAAGTTAAAAAATTATATTAAAAAATTAAAAAA